TGTTGTCATTAAAAAAGATAAGGTTTAAAAGATTCCAGGAATGATTTGTCCTGTGGTGACATAAGCACCGATGGCCGCCCAGAATCCTACCATAGCCCAACGGCCATTTTGAATTTCTGCGTTCTCGTTGTCCATAGTTAATACTTGTACTTGTGGTTCTTTAGCGAAAATGTTTTGTTTACCGTATTCGGTAGTGACCATTTGTAAAAATGATAAGTTAACATGGCGGTGACGATGAACTGTTCGGGCCGCCAGTCTACTTACTTCTTAGGTTTCTTAGGTGGTCTACCTTTCTTTGTACCGTAGGTACCTTTTCCTTGTGGCATTATACTTTAAGGTTAGATTGTGCTAGTTTGCGACGCACGTCATCACGATAGGCATCGTCTGTATCATACTCAGGCTTGTTCATATCTCTTACCACCTCAGCCATGCTGCGATAGGTTTCTTTTGGAGTAGACGCTTTACCTTGTATAAGGTTTGAGTCACGTCCAACTGCATCTTCATACTGTCCCATTAGTGCTTTAACTGCAAAGGTTACTGCTGCGTTGTTAGCTGTGGATATCACATCATCAAAATTTTTAGCATCTTCATCAGATAGATTATCACTAGCCCACGACATGAGCTGTTCATAACCAGCTTTACCACCAGCAATAGACTGAACTTTAGTTACTTCAGCATCACTGAGTACAGCAGGTTCAGCAGGTGTTTCAATTCCTGTCTCTGATCTAACACCTTGTAAGTATGAGTCTACCATACTTTTAGAAAGACCAGCATCACCAAGTGTCTCGTACATCTCTTCAGAAAGAGTCCCGTTGTTCTCCATGAAATGCTGATTCATTTTGAATGGATCTATTTCATTTTCACTGAAAACACTACCTATCTTATCTCCATATAATTCATTAACGGTATCGTAATTAACTTTACCATCTTCTGAATAGAAATCTTCTTGAGTAATTTCAGTTTGAGTTTCTTCCTGAGTCTCTTCTTTATTTAAAGATAAATCAGAATCATCTTCTTCTTGTTTACCAAGCTTACCTTCTAGTTCTTTGTAAGCTTTCTCTAAATCTTCTGTTGTTTTATATTTACCAGCAAGTAAATTCTCTTGCTCTTCAGCCATCTTCTCACCAACAGCAAGGTTCTCTGCATCACGTGCTGCGTTAGCCTCGTCAACTAGAGTATCCTGTGTTGGATCGTAGGTGAATGTTTGTGTTTCAGTTGCCATTTAATTAAGGGGTTGGTGCGGGGGCTGCTCCTTCAGGTGCTGCCTGGCCTGTAGCCATAGCCATCATTCCTGGAAGAGCTTCCATAACTTCAGGGTTTTTACTTGGGTCCATTAGAGGAGTACCAGCTAGTTGCCCAGCTTGTCCCATAAGATTTTGTTGCATAGCTTGTTGCTCTGCTTGTTGTTTCTGTTGATTAAGTTCTTCCATACTCTTAACAAGATTAAGAACGTCAATACCTTGAGCAGCTGCGAGACGTTTGATAGCCTCATCAGGATTAATGTACTGTTGTAATGCCTCTGGTCCCATTGTTTGAGCAATGGTAGTGACAAACTGTACAAGTGCATCTCTATCTTGACCTCTACCTAAAGCATTAATACCTGCAACAATAGTAGGGTTAACTACATTCTTAGGTATCTTAGGTATCTTCTTAGCTAAAGTAAGGGAGTGCATCTTACGACTTAAGTATGGTATTAGAAACTCAACCGTTAGTAAGCTGAATAGCCCACCCAATTGTTGTTCTAATTCCATCTGTGTCATACGAACTTCCTCTGCGGTAGTTCTTTCTGACTGTCTTACATTGAGAATAAGAAAAGCTTCACTTAATCTTTTCTCTAATACATTTACTAATTCAAATGCTGTTCTAAAATCTGCTGTCTTACCTACTTGGATAACACCTATATCATCTGGTCTACCTTGAATGATAGCACCATTACCTGCGTTAGCAAGTGTCCCTGGTTTAGTAACTGAGCTAGGTGATACTGTAAAGACAACCTTTGCTGCTGCTGCTGAACCTTCAACAAGAGATTGCATCAATGCTTCTAATGATTTCAAATCACCAAGAAACTCTTCAACTCTCGAACGTCCATAGTCTTCACCATCTACTGTAACAAAACGTAGAGGTAAGAAAGGACATTTATCTTTAGGTGATTTACCTTCGCTACCTGGAATAAGTATATCATGCACCTCTTGATGCCAATACCATCCTTTAGCTCCGAGCTTTACACAAGTGTAGACATCAACATCTTTCTCAGCATTGTTTGTGACATCATCTACAGTTGATCCTGGAGCTGTACTCTTATTTAATTCAAGAGGTATTAAATCTCTACTAACTTTTTCTTTCGTAACAATTTCTATAACATCACCATTACCATCTCGCTCTACTACATAGCGGTTTAAAGGATACATTTTCATACCCTGTTTACCCATATATAATAAAGCGTTACCAGTAACAACAAGATGTTTTATAGCTGAGAAGATTTGAACTCTATCTGTTGATGCTGCAATAGCATCCATAATCTGACGTTCAATCTTAGCAAAGCTAAGGTCCATCTCGCTCTTGGCTTCAGGTGGTATTTCAATTCCTAACTTAGAGTCATCTAACTGGAGTTTGAAAAAACTTGTGGAGGGTGGGAGTAATCCTAGCATTAACTTTGATGCTAGTGTGACTACTCCTTTAGCTCCAACTGATTGCCAAGGTGTTTTGAATTGAGCATAAGCAGGTGGGCTTTCATTCCTCATCAATAGAGTTGGAATTGTCAATTCAGCACACTCGTAAGCAACATTAAGAAACTGTTCACGGTCTGTAGATAGTCTGTTATACCTTTGCCGTGCGTTTTTCATTATTGTTTCTTAGGTGGTGGTGTTGTTCCAGCTCCTGCTGTTCCTGTGTTAACTCCTTGAGGTGTGCCTGTACCTTTGATACCACCTTCAGTAGGTTTCTTAATCTGTAATTGAGATGTACCTGCTGATCTTTCTTTCTTCTGTACCTTCTTAGAAGTTACCTTAGCTTTACGCTTAGTCTCATCTTCACTATAAGGTGAAGGTGTAGGTGTAGCTGGTGCTTCTATAGGAGCTGTTACAGTTGGCTGTGGAGCTGGTGGTGGAGTAGGTGGAGCAGGAACTGGTGGTGGAGCAGGTTGTCTACCACCCCCGAATATGCTGTTAATTAAGCTTCCGCACATAATATTATTCTGATAAGGTTTGTTTAAGTAATCTTATAATAGATATTTGTCCTGCCCTATAAGCTATCTCCTTATCGGAAAGAGTATGGTCAGGGAATTTGTCTGGAAACTGCTGGTCAAGGTCGTCAAGGAAACGCTCTAGGTTTCCCCAGTTAAGCGTACTTTGGGAGGTTTGTATTTGCATGTTCAAAAAATGCTGGCATACGAGCGTTCTTAGTCTGAGAAAGCTCTGGTGCTTTGCCTTCGTACATTAACCGATCACTAGAATCGGTCCAAAATTTTCTATCTAAATATTGGTCTTCGGTATTTCTACCTAGTGGTTCCATGATCCATTGTATTGTAGCCTTCCTGAGTTTATCTAAGGATGGACTCCAAGTAAGCCCTAGCTCACTACATACCAATGAATTACATGCCACGTGAATCTGTTCGTCCCTTGAGATATCTGCCGATACGGTCCTCAAACCTGCATCACCATTGAATCTATTGAATGGAAGTAGAACAAAAAATATAGCACGTTCAGCTACCAAGGCTTTGACAACCGTGTGGTCAGGATGGGATACCCATGCGTCCCGTAGTCTAAGCGCTTCTTTCTCAGCTTTTTCGTCAACACCAAGAGCGTTGGCAATGTAACCGAGAGCAATGTCATGGTTATCTTCATCTTTTACATTAGAAATTAATAGTTTTCTAGCTGATTCGGGAACAGCTTTTTCAAGCCCCTCCGTAATGAAGGAACCAACAGGTAACTCCAAACAACGTACTGCGAGAGCACGGTAGATGGCCTCTTCAGAACCTTCACGGAGTTTACCTGCTGTGGTTTGAACGGGTGACCACTTTCTTTTACGTTCAAATAGTTTATCATATGGTGTTTTCATTCTTGACAATCACATGTATCGGGTTTGTTTCCTAATAGCCCGTCTAAGTAATCGTTGACTTCTGTTTCATCCAATGCAGCATACTGGCTGCTCTTGTCTTGTACATCACCCATTACCTGAAGGCTGTAATATAAGGAGGTTTGAGGCGATGCCAACCACTCTTCCACGAACTGATCGTCGTAGGCTACCACATCTGACCATGAGTTAAATGAGTATCCGTGAAGAAGTCCTGTAT